TACTAATTGTTTCTTTTTTTCTTTATAGGTTTCTATGATTTGTTTTAGTTCGTCAATCGTGTACTTTCGTGTAGTTTTCGCTTTCTCTACTAATTCGTCATAGTTTTTTTGTCCTATCTTTTTTATTAGGTTTGGTGTATAGTTTAGTAGGTTTCCTGATAAGTATGTGTTGCAATGCTCACACTGTAAATGTACGTTGTTTTCGTCAAACCTTACCGCCCAATGGTTATTGGCATTCATCCAATGTCCTGCGTTTTCTTTCTTTGGTGGCTTTCCGCAACTAATACAATTGTTACCTTTGTCACGTTCACGAATATAGTCATTAAATACCTTTTGTGCTATCTTTATATAATCCTGTACGCTAAGTAATTCTTTCTTTAGTTTGGGTTTAGTAACCTTTTTCCAATGGTCGTCTTTTGCCTTTTTAATACATTCGGGCTTTAAGCACCATTTCTGTAAAAAGTGTAGTTTTTCGAATTTGTCCTTGCAGTATTTACATCTCATTGGTTTTGTTTTCTTCAATTAGTTTTTTCATCTCTTTTATTTTTTCTTCTAGTTGTTTATTTTTTCTATATCTGTAAACTATATAGTACAATTGTAGTATTATTAGTATTATTAATAAATTATTCATTTTTTTTATTTTTTCTCACTTCTATAGCATTCTATTTGGTTATAGTGGCCTTGCTTCTTTCCACTACACATAAGGGTTTCATATAGTTTTGAAGTAAATATCTGGCCAGCCTTGAATAGAAAATATCTAAGTCAAGTCTATTTTAATAACAACGCTTTTATCATACATTGCTTTTAATATATCTTCGTGTGGTATCTCTTTCAAAACAACATTCATGCTATCGTCGTATTTTTCATTTTCAATAACTTCTTTTCCGTCCTTAATACGCCTTACTTCTATTCTTGGTCTAGGGCTAATTAGTGTTGGTGGCTTTCCATATTCATTCAAACCAAAACATATTTCTCCTTTTCTGTCTTCCCAAGTAAAATCTTCTTCCATTACGGATTTACCGATTGCTATTTTATGTAGAACATTTTCATCTGTTTTGTGAAAATATCGGTGGTCAAGATTTTCCATTGTTGATATTGTATGACCTGTTGCTTTTTTTAACTTCATTGTTTTGCAGTTTAAGATATGTTTTATATATCCATTATCTATAAGCATTTGTTCAAATTGTGTCATTTTATTAGTTTTTATCTTTAATGATTCTTTATTTTGCTAAATCGTATTCGTTTCCTCTGTAATTTAAATTTAGTCCTATTTTGTCGCCAAACTCAAAGCTACGTACTATCAACTCGTTTATTTCTTCATAACTCATTTTTAAACAACTCTTTTCTATTCCTGCATTGTGCTTTAATAGTTGGTCTACTTCTTCTATTGAGTAGTCGTTAAATCTGTTTAACTCGCTATGTATTTCGAGTAATACGTAACTTTTGTAAAACTTAATGTGTGACTTAGTGTTCATCCTTTATAAAAACATCCGTTATTTGCCACGTATAACCACGCTTCAACGTAATTACTAAACGCTTTCACACCATACCAACCAAACCAAGTCTTACGTTTTACTATCCACCAAGTATAACCGCTTTTCTTTTCTGTCTTTTCTTCTACTTTGTATTTTTTCATTTCTCGATTATTTTATATTCTTTTTGCAAAAGTTGCAACATTAACCATTTATTCGCTTCTAAACACCTATTTACAAATTTGCGTTTTCCGTACTTATTTAATCTATAGTGATACATTTGTTCGCATTGATTGAGAAAGTGCGTTAAATCGCATCTAAGGTGCTTATTTTGCAATATTACATCGCCTTTCTTTCTTAATTCCTCAACTAATTCTAAATAGGTCATTAAATCAAGTTATATATTTCTTTTTCTGACTCGCTTAAATCGTCAAATGTTAATTCTTTTACCCAATCTAAACTTGAACGCTCTATTTCGTTTTCGTCTTGCCACATCATCTTATTAGGATATTTTACTTCGTGTTTTGGCGACTGTAACTTTTTCCTCTTTATTTCCTTTCTTGTGTTTACCACAACGTATTCAGCTACTCCTAACTTCTTGGCTAATCTGTACGAATTTAGATGCAAGTTGTTTTGAACGTCTAGGTACAAATGTACTTTGTTTTTATATTTGTCGTATAATTTCATAACTTATTTTTTAAAATGGGCAATCTATAACCTCGTCAATTACTATTGATTTGTTTGTCTTGGTTGCTAACTTGTTTAACTTCGACAAAGTATAGAATCTTCTTTCAATCCAATATCCAAGGCTTCGTGTATTTAATACTTGTTTTATTTCCTTGTTTCGTTTAACGTTCCATATCGTTCTGTCAGATAGCATTACAATAGGCAACTTATAAAATTCAAAGATAATAGTTTTTTCAATAGATTGTACAATCATAATAAATTGATTTTGAGTATTGATTTGACAATTTGTTACGCTTATAAGGTAGTTATATGAAAGTGGGCAGACGTGCTTCGATTTAAGTTCTGTGCGAAAGAAAAAAGAAAAAATCTGCCCACGCTCTTTATTTTCTAAACCAATAAATATTACCATCAGATAACGCATCCCCCCAATTGATAATGTCATTGTTTTCTCTTTCTCTATCTTCTTCCGCTTCAATATCATCAAGTTGTTTATCAAAATCATCTTTGTTGGTAAACTCATGTTCTCTGCGTTTTAATTCAGCCCACCATTCTTCTTTTGATAATCCTGCGGTATAATCGGGCTTAATTCTTATTTCACCAGCTTCATATCCAGTTAAAATTGTTGCGGGTAGCCCATACCAACAAATCTTTCTTCCGACCTCTGTTTCAGGTTCAAAAAAGTTATAGGGGTGTTCACTTAAAACAACTTGCAAATATTGAATTTTAGCAAAAGCAAAATCAAGGTATTTACCACCTGTTCCAAACTTGTAAACCAATTTATTATTACACCACATTTCTACGCTTGTGTGGTTGTTAAATTGAGTGTCGCCCCACTTCTCTTTAGTTGTGTTTGTTTGTTTTATTTTAATTTCCCAAACTCTTCTTAATGTTCCAACTGAATAAGGCTTCCAACTATCACTATCAACAGGTGGTATCATCCCCTCTGGTAGTCTTTCTGAATGATATAACCACCAAGTCTTAGGTGTATCGTTATATCCTTGATGTTCTTTCCCTTCAATATCATAAACATCATACTCTGTATTTCTGATTAATACTGTAAAAATTCTTCTTGGTGTTTTTGCTTCTTTGTTCATTTTTATGTTTTTAAAGTTTTCCACGCTCATTTTTTCTTTTTTTTACGTGCTTCGATAAAAGTGTAGTGCGTGAAATCCCACCTTCATATAACACGGGTTTGGCATAATAGGGGCGATAGTGCTAAACCAAACTATCTGCTTTTAATGAACATTTGTGATAAAACCAAGCGTAGTGCATCTAATCCCCTACTACGCCAAGCCCGAAACCGTTATCAGCAATTAAAGCGACCTAATAAACGCTTCTGTCTGCTCAACAATTTCAGGAAAAGAGTTTGCTTCCATTCTATGATGACCAGTTGTTGCACCAGTATCAAAATTTATACAACTCTTGTATTTAGTTTGGTTGTTTGTCCAAAATGATTTTTCTATTGTGAACTCAATCTTTTTGATTTTGTCCGATTGGAAAGGGTTTTGATACGTTGAAACAAACTCTTTCTTTTGCTCTTTGCTTTTGAAAATTTCTAACATGATTAACTGCTGATAACAGCGTGTTTATGCAAGCGGGCGGACAGCTTGCGGTTAATGATTAAGTTCGTGCTATGCCCGCCTGACATAAACACGCAACCGTTATAAGCCATTTTAAGAAGCGAAATACTCAACAAAATTTGGGTTAAAAATTCTGTATATTGTGCCATCTTCAAAATGTACAACATAATTCCACAATTGCATACCATTATGCGGTTCATTCTCTTCGATTAGTATTACACCTTTTTCACCTACTTCGCATCTTGTCCAATCTTCACCAGAACCATCTCTATCTTGAACTGAACCAACTTGATGCCAATTGTACTTTACTGATTTTACTTTCATTGTTTTTAAATTAAATTGTTAATAAAAACACAAAAAAAAACGGCTTATAACAGCACCTAAACAAGATGGCTGCGTTTTATCTGTTAATAAATGTTTGTCTTTTTTCATGCGTTTAAGTTTCTATTTAGGTTGCAGTGGAATACGCCACCTCGTTTAGATGCAAAACGTTAGCGGCAAGTGGGTTTCCGTCTTTCAAATGAAGTTCTGTGTAAGAATTTTTTAAAAAACAAAAACCCACCGCACTAATGATTAAATGATTGATGATTTTTCACGAATAAAAGTTGAAACTTTGGCAAGTAAAGTTTTTGCATCGGTTAAAACTTTTTGTGCTTCTTCGCTTTTCAATTCAGGCAAAGTAAGTTCATCCAACATCTTTGCAAAGCCATTCAATTTTGCTTTATCGGGTGCTGCTTTCGCTTTCAATTCTGCTTCAAGTTTTTCCTTTGCTTCTCTTTTCGCTTTTGCCTCTGCTTCTGCTTTGGCTTTCAATTCTGCTTCAAGTTTTTCCTTTGCTTCTCTTTCTGCTTTTAATTTAGCATCGGCAGCCGCTTTTTCTTTTCGTGCTTTTTCTTCAAGTGCTTTGCGTTCTGCTTCTGCTTTGGCTCTTTCTTCGGCTAATTGTTTTTCCTTTGCTTCCGCCTCTGCTTTTAATCTCTCGTTTTCAAGTCGCACCCTTTCTCTTTCTTCGGCTTCTGCCTTTTCTTTTGCAATCCTTTCTGCTTCTGCTTTTTGTTCAGCTTCAATCTTTGCCTGTAATTGCAATTTTGCACCATTCAAAGTTTTGCCGTAATCTTCCTCACTCATTTCGCCTAAACTCAAGCCAAGCGGCACAAATTCAGCAAATGGTTGTAACTCCATTTCCCTACTTGCTTTTAATTCGGCTTTGCGTTTTGCTTCTTGCAATACAACAAAATCTTCTTGCTCCTGTAAATGCTTTTCAATCGGTGCAATTAGGTATTCAATAACATTGTAAACTCCCTGCACCGCCTTACCATAACGCAAACTATCTTCCTTTAATTCCTTTCGTGTTTTGTCTGCATTTATACGAATTTCTTTTAAAGCAAGTCGGGCTGTTCGTGCCATTTTCATGTCGTGAACTTGGCTTGCATCGGTTACTACCAATGCTTCCGCTTTGCGTTTCCAATCTTCTGCCTGTTCAAAGAACGGCAAAAACTTTTCTTTAATGTAGTTGCTTGTTTGGGCTTCAAGTCCGCTGGTTTCAACCACTTTAACCAATTCATTTGTTGTTTCTGTTACTTCCATTTTGTTGTTTATTTTAATTATTAAATGATTAAATTATTTGCTTCCCTTCTTTTTGTTTTTTTAAAAATTCTATCCGTCTTCGTAATGAACATTTGTGCTGATACTCCCACCAGCCGCTAACAGCGGTTTGGTGCTATTATTTTGCCTATTAAATTTATCTAAGGCTTGAAATGTCTGCAAGGCAAAATAACAGACACCAAGCCGCCAAACGTTAGTAGCTATTTTGAAAAGTGTCCTAAATAACTATTAATTTTAAAGTAGAAATTTCCATTATCAAGAACTCTTTTCGGAAATTCTTTAATTCTGTAACCTGTTAATTTTTTTACTTTTCTTGCATTTAGTATATCTTTTTGATTTACAAATCCAACTTGTGCATTAAAATCAACGCAATATAAATCAGCACCTTTTTTCTTATAATAAAATTGACAATCGTACCAATGTAATTTTGTTGGTTTTGAAGAAAAACAGCTACTAACAGCGGTTTTAAGCAATTGCAACTTTAGTTTTAAATTAAAGGTTTGTTTTGTATTTATTATCATTAGTTTTAAATTAAAGGTTAAGGCAGTTTTATTGGCAACTGCTTAAAGCCACAAACCGTTATAAGAAATGCCTTAGTGAATCGCTCCGATAAACATTTTCGGAGGAAACAAAAAGAAAATCATCTAACCTTACATTTATCTACGTGTTTTAATATTTCTCTATAATATAAATCGCCTACTTCATATTTTCCTGTTCTATCACGCAGACCTTCTTGCTCTTTAATTAAAATAGATATTAATACTTTAACACATTCTTTTGCTTCTGCATCATCTATTCCAGTACAATGTGATTGAGGAGGTATTGACCTAAATTTCATAAAAAATTCTTGTGCTTTATTTTTTGGTGTCATTTTCTTTTTGTTTTTAATTATTATTCTATTTTAAATTTTCGTTTAATGTCGGCACATCTTATAACAGCAAGTAAGCACAATTAAAACGGATGCATACTTGCAAAACGTTATAAAACAATCCAATAATGCTCGGTTCTTCCGTAAATGCCTTTTTTTGTTTCGTTTGAAAACATTAACTTACCCTCTTTTGTTAAGTCGCTTATTCCTCGTCTTATACTCGTTAAAGGTGTGTTTTGGCGATACTTTAAGAATATTTCATGGCATTCGCTAGGTGTTAGCCTCTTGTACTTTCGATAAATCTCTAGGATTAACTCTTCTTGCTTTGTTGCTTTATCCGAAAACAGCTGTAATTGGTTTCCAAATAGACTTGTTGTTTGATGATACATACGTTTATTTTTTAAATTATGTTACAAATATATAATTAATTTTTAAATTAATGCTATCAACTCACTATTTTTTTTCTCTAGTTCCTCAATTTTGTTTTTTTGTTCGATGTACAGCTTTGTTAAATCTAGGTTGTTTTGCTGTAGTGCGCTTAATTGTAGCTTCATTTCTTCAAAGTATTCATTAGCATGGTTAAGGTTTTCTAAGCATCTTGTCATGTTTTCAATCATGTCTTGTCTGTTAGGGTGTTTTTCCTTTAACGTTTCTAGTGATAGCTTTATAGCTAATATTTCGACAAATAGACAGTTTTTAGCAAAGTAGTAACTCATAACATTTTTTTTAGAATGGTGTGTTTATTTCGTCTTTTGTGAAGTCGTCAAAGTCTAAGTTAGGAACTATTGCACTCGGTACTCGTTCAACTATTAACTCGCCTTTTGGAGATGCGTATTTTTTTGTGTTTATGTTTCCTACTATTTGTAATTCGTAATAAGTTAGTTTGCTTAAATCAAAGTTTAATGTTGTCCAGCCTATGCTTCCGTTTGACCTTGGTTTAACCTTGTTAAAATGTATCGTAGCTATATTAGACTCCATTTCTTCCCTATGTACTGTAATCATACATTTACCGCTATTGAACCATTCACTACCTCCTTTTAGGTCGTATGGTGTTGGTGCTTTGCGCTTTCCGTTTTCCTTTTCTGTTAGCTTTGGGTGTATAATTGTGTGTAAGTGTAGGTTGTGTTCCTCAGCTATCATATTTCTGTAAGGTAGTACAAATTCCAAATATTGAGCATAACCGCCAAATTCATTGTATGGGTGGTTTAAGTCTTTCCAACTGTCTATGCTTGCTGTGTGTAGTCCTTGTTCGTTTTTAATTTGTACTGCCATATCCCAAAATTGTACAGGTGTTAATTTTGCTTTTACGTCTACCTTTGTAAGCACTTTAAAATATTCCTCTACCCAAAATAAGCCCTTTGTTATTTCTTGGTCTGTAATGGTGTTTGGTTGGTCGGGCTTAAACGTTTTGCCTGTTTTCTTTGTGATTAAGTCTGCAATTATTTCTACGTTATTACCCACATCAGGAAAATAAACTAAATGTTTCCAACCGTAAAACTTTGATGTGTTTACTAGAAACTCCATAAGTACCTGTGTTTTTCCGCTCATAGGATATCCAGTCCAATCTGTACAATTACCTAAAGACATAGAGTAATATTCATGTACACAATCAAAACCTAGATACTTGCCTTTTTCGTTGTACGTATCTCGATACTTTGGTAACTTCTCACGTACATCGTTTATCTCTGTTATTTTATAGCCATGAAACTCCATATCCTTTCGTTGGTTTAGGTTCTTGTTTATTTGCTAAGTGTACAAAAGCATACTTTTCAACTGTTTCTACTTGTGAAATGTAGTCTATTGTTACGTGTATGTAGTTACGTGATTTACAAAACTCATCATTCTTTAAGTTGTCTATTACGTCTTTAATTGTAAATTGTGTGTAGCCCTTTCGAATTAGGTTGTAAAAGTTTTCTCTTTGGTATCTGGTTATCTGTTTTATATCCTTGTTGAATGTTTTGTTAAAGTACGCTAACATCTTGTCGAAATGCTCAGGTAGTATTAAAGGCTTTTCGTTTTCAGGTAAAACCTCACTCGCATACATATTTGTATGTGTAACATTATCATTATCATTTACACTAACACTTACACTATCGCCTTTTTTTGGGTTATCATGGGTTTCTAAAAAACCGACTGGGTTATTTGGGTTATTTTTGGTTTTTGGTCTACCACCTTTTAAGCCATTTTCTTTGTTGATTTTTTGCTTATTTTCCCATGCTTCTAAATCCCTTTTTAACGTTGCTTTTATTGGGTTAAACAATAATTCAGTAAGCCTATCGCTTTTAGGGTTTAAATCGTTTACATACTCAAAAAAATGCTTTATTAGTTTACCTGCTTCTTCATCTGTTAAGTCTTTAAATTGGTCTATCCAATCAGTATAAACTATTACTTTTTTCTTTCCCTCAGCCATGACTAAACTAATAATGCGATTTGTTTACGTAACTCTTTGCTAAATTTAATAGCCGTTGTTTTATCAAGACATATTGATATGTATCTTATAAAATCTGAATCTAAATCATCTAACGATATAACTAACTCATTATTTGATGATGTAAAAACTTGTAACACATAATCATCTGTCTCAGATAATTCTGTACCTTTAAAACATAATTCTACTGCCATAATAACAATAAAGGTTTTACGAAAACCAGTAACGTTTAAATTATAAGAGCCAAGTAAAAAAGGTGCGTAGGAAAACCTTTTAAACTCAGCTCTTTGTTTTAAATAAAATTCTTTGAAGTTTCCTACGCTTCTGTTTTACAAAGATAGTAAATTATTCTAATATGTCAAAAATTTTCAATTGAGATACATGATTCTTTACTCTTTCTATTGCTTTGTCGTAGTATTCTTTGTCAAGTTCACAAGCTGTAAGTTCAAATCCGTAATCATGACAGGCAATGGCAATGCTTCCGCTTCCTAAGTGAGTATCGAGTATTTTGTCTCCTTGTTTTGCGTATTTGTCAAGAATCCACTTGTAAAGTGCAACTGGCTTTTGAGTTGGGTGGATTCTGTTTTGTTGACTTGGGTGTTTATCAAATTTCTTTGCGCTTGAATTGAAAGAAGTCCATGCTAATTCAAATTGTGCAAAAGTAACATCTTCAGAAAAACCTTTATCCCAAAGTAGCCAACAAGAAGATGGTTCTAAATTTTCAGTCATATAGTTACCTCCCCAAATAATTTGATTTTTAGAAACTCTTTTTAGCTCTTGAAAATATTCTGCTGAAGGTATTGAACTATCTTCTCCAGCAAATTTATGATAATTACTTTTTTTATCACCTTTTCTTCTTCCCATAGATATATTTATATCAATCCCATACGGTGGGTCTACAATAGCTAATTCAAAATAATTATCAGGATAACGTGACATCATTTCCATATTGTCCTCGTTTGTTATTGTTATTTTATCTGTTATTTTCATCACTTAGCTTATTTTCAAATAATACTCCAAATTCATTAATTAAATCTCTGATTTTATCCATTACTTCCATGTAGTTCTGTAGTTCGTTTCCTCCCATTTGGTCTGTGAACGTTTCGCAAACATTGGATAACCATTTTATATTTTGGTTTAACCTCATCTTGTTTTCACGAATAAATGGCGATTCTCCTACCTTTATACACTCTAACTCATCATACGCTAACTGCATTAATATAAGAGCGTTTAAAGTGCATTTAATGTTATTTATAAAGGTTTTATTCATTGGTTTAATTAATAGGTGCGTAACTACGTAAAAAATGCTCAATACTTTTCGTGTACTCAAACTTTTTAATAGGACACTCTTTCCAAACATAGTCTACAATAGTAGAGGTATAGCCTACAACCTCTACTACTTGTCTTCTTCCTGTTATGTTTCTCCACATACCCTTTTTAATCTTGTGTTGTGGCTCTTCTCTTAAATCAATAGTTATTTTACTTGCTTTCATGTCTTAATTTTAAAAAGGTAATATCAAAATGGTAGTGTGTCTTCATCATTTGGAATACTTCCAGTAGTTTTATTATCGGGTACTGGCATATCATTCTTTTGTCTAGGCTCTTGTATTTGCCCACTAAAGTACTTTTTACCGTGTTGTGTTTCTTTTACCCACAAAGACACATCAAAGTCTTTTCCGTTTACATTTACAGTACCTCTGTACTGTGGTTGGTTTTCTTTTGCGTTTTCATTCTTGAAAATTGCAATTCTGTTTGTGTTGTCGTAACTCATAATTTATTTTGTTTTTTGTTTATACTTCAAGATAGTTAGCTTCAATTGCCTACACACGTTTTAGAATATTTACAGGTTCTTTACCTTTTGAAATTAACATCTTGTCAACTTTTAATGCAGCTTCACGTTCTGTATCGAAAACCATACACACTCCAAGCACACTCATTTGATAAACATAAGTTCCATCTGTTTTTTGTATTTTCACTACATACTTATATTTTGACCTGCCTATTACTTTTGCTCTTATCGGTATTCCCATCGCTAATTTTATTATTCAAAGTTATTAATCATTTCATTTGTCATCTTTACTAACTCCTCTTGTGCTTCTAATTCCTCAATAGTATATACTTTGTGTTCCTCTAATACTCTTTGGCGATGTCTTGTTGTTATAATCAACCAAAACGCTAAACCAACAGTTAATACTATGGCTACCTTTAAATAGTTTAGGAGCCTTATTTTAGTCTTTCTTCTCATTTGTTTTTACTTTGTAATTCGTTAATATACTCCACATAGTAGTTTTGTGCATGCTTGCATTTTTCAATGATTCGTTCCTCTATTTCAGCATCACGAGTAAACTCTAACATAGTTACTCTTTCAGTTTCTGCAATGTGTCCTACTTGATGTATTATTGGGTTATCCCAACCTATTAACTCTTCGGGAGTATCTACCATGCAATAAGCTAACATAGCACTATCAACATTGTATAACATCATATAACCTCGTAACTGCATTTCGTAGTCTTTCGGATTTATATCACTTGGCAACATAGGAAACGTTTCAATGCTCCATGATGTTTTTATATCAATTACAAGGCTTTCATCAATCGAAAGTATATCACATTCGCCTTTTAAATATTCGTTGCTCACACGTCCTTTATGCTTCAAATAATCGGTAAATAATACGCTGTTAAGTAACTCTATACTTGTGTCCTCGCATTGAATGCCTTTTTGTACGTATTTATTCGTTAACTCTGGTTCTATTCCGTAATAGTCAGCTAATACCATTTTTTTAATCTCTGATTTAGCAGTTTCAGACAACACCTCGCTTTTATTGCGAGGCTCTGTCATAATCTTTGGTAAACTTGAACATCTAATTAACATATTCCGTTATCTTTTAAGGTTTGTAATTGTGCTTCTGTCAATGCAAACGTAGCTGTTAGTTTTTCAACTGTGTATGTACCTGCTTGAATGTTTTCTAGTGCCTTTATAAAACGTTCATCTGTTAAACCTTTCTTTTGTGGTTCACGTTCGTTTTTTAATTCGTCAATAGATTTTTCATCTGACACCAAACCTAATAAAGATACTAATTGATACTTTTTGATATAGGAAATAGCACTACCAATTACTTGATACTTATTCATTCCTTTTAATTGTACATCTGTATCAATTTTGAATGTCGTTTCAATTGTTTCTCCACTTTCAATTTCAAACAATGTCGTTTTAATTACGTTGTTTTCGTCCATTTGTGAAATGAAACCTAAATTGTTTTTTGCTAGTGATGGCTTAATAGTTAACACAACATCTGTTAAGTCTGTGTACTTAAACCCTCCGAACTCGTTTTTTCTGATTTGCTTAATAACTCCAACCTCTTGCTGAACGTTATAAATCGCTTTAAATAAATATTTCATACG